GAGATGCAGTCCAAACATTAGATGATGGAGAAACATTTGACCACGTATCATCACCAGCAGACTGATTTGACCAAGCATTTACGCTAGGAGTTACATCAGACCATTCATCCCCAATGATAACGCCATTTGCAGTAAAAGTTACTGTTCCATTAACTCTAGCAACACCAAAAAATACTTGAGATGCAAGGCAGGAAACAATGGCTTCACAGTAAACCGAAGCAAAGCCTTCATACTCAACGCCACCATTACCTGTTACCGTAGCCTCAGCAAATACAGCAGCATCACCAGTTCTGATTCTCAGACCATCAGCCGTAACTGTAGCACTAGCCGATACAGCCGCATTACCCTGCTGAACCCTAATGCCAGCGGCAGTAAATACAGCAGTTCCGTTAATTGATGCGTTACCTGCATATATAGCAACAGCATTAGCCACGACAGTCGCAGAGGCATTAACGCTGGCAGAAGCACTAGCAATTAGGCCACCAAGCGCAGTAACCGTAGCAATGCCAGATATTGATGCTGATGCCAATCTTTCACGAATAGCATTAGCGCCAACACTAGCCGTTCCATCCACCGCAGCATTAGCAAACCTAATCCTAAATGCGCTAGCCGATACCGTAGCCGAGGCATCTACACTTGCCGTACCGAATAACGTGTTTCCGCCTAATGCAGAATACGGAGACTGAGCAAATGCAGTAATCCCAAACATTTAGACGATCACCCATCTAGCGCCAGTAGGCAAAGTTACAGTAATGCCTGTGTTTACCGTAACATTTCCAGAACTCAATCCGTTATAGTTTGTTGGCAAAGTTAAAGATGTTGCAACAGTATTTGCATTCAGGAAAATACCGTTAGACGCAGCAAAAGAGGATTCGTAAGCAATATCTGACGCATCGCCATAAACCGCTTTAGAAGCAGGATACGTTACAAATACGTCCTTGCTATTGGCTGCAAAGTTGATAGCCGCTGTTGTGCCTGAGCTATTGGATAAAATCGTATTTCGTGAAAGAGTAGTGCCACTAGATGTGTATGTGCCAATGCCGACTTCCCAAGTTCCAGCAGTCGCATCAACAATGGCATAGTAAGTTGTGTTCCCATTGCCAACATCAGCAAACGAGCGAAATCCTGACGCAGCACCAGCTAACGTCAAAGTACCTGTACCAGAAGTGGTACTGGTTTCTTTTATCCTATCTTTGACAACAAGAGGCATTATTTACCCCTTATGCCAAAGTCACACTCAGGCTACCAATTGCAATCTTGAAAATATCGCCGTTTTCAATGGTTTTGGATGTATCCAGAGCAGTGTGATACAGCAGATTACCGCTAGTAGAAGCATCAAGAATACCGATCCAACCTACGGTTCCCCATGATCCTGTGGCTTGCGGGAACTCAACCGCAGCACTGTTGGTACTAACGCCATTGCTGGGAGCGCCAAAAGTAACAGCAGTACGAGCATAAGAACCACCAGAGACTTCTGTACCAGTATTAGCATCTGTGGGATCAGTTGTGTAAAGACCAACGTAAACAGTCGCAGGGCTTGTGTAGCTAGTGTTGCGGAGAGTGGCGTTAATCAGCGCATTCTCAAGATAGTTCGACATTTCTGCCATGATTTACCTCACGTTATAAGACATTGACATAGGCTGACCACTGTACTCACTAGACTGGTCAGATGTATTAATTGCAGTGATTGCACGTTCATACAGAGCAGCCCAAGTCTGAACCCTTGCATCATTCATCAGATACGGCTCTGCCTCAGCCAAAGACGCATACAGCAGCGCATCAGGGTAATTTGCAAGGAATACGTTAGAAGCAGTGCTGTCGCTTAATACGGTAGGCTTACCGTAGTACAGCATTTGCAGTGTGTATGATGTGTCTGGAATTGGGGCTAGCTGCATCTCAGAGCCAAGCACAGTGTAGTCCACTGGCTTACCACTCTCAGTAGCCCTAGAAGTCTCGTAGAAGCTGTTAGGAGCCTTGTAGCGCAGGGTTGTAACCGGAGTTGTGTTGAGATGAATATCGCGCATCTCTAGGAAGTCTGTTGGGAGACCAACAGTTGAATCACCGCCAGTCGTTGAAGCCGTAGCCACAACCAGCATCTGACGGGTTCTAATATCTCGCTGTAACCGTGTCTCAGCTAGTCGGATAAAGTCAGGGATAACCGACGTTAGATCGCTACGAGCAAGGTAATTTGCTATCGTAGTCTTTAGTTCCGAGTAGCTAGTAAACGCCATGTTATTCCTCTAATTGCTCAAAATCTTTCCAGCCATACTCGTAAGTGCCAATGTGCCGGATGTGCATCGATAACTCGTGGTCTACATACGTCTGGAAGCCCTCAGAACCGGCTTTAACGCAGAAATAGACATCCTCGCCACATACACCACTACTACCCCAACCAGCATCGAACCACGGCCTACCAGTCTTCTCAAATACCTCTTTGCGGATCATGACAGCACCAAAGCCAACCGCTGTCACTTCCTCAATCCCTTGTTTGCCGCGAGAGTCTATGTTCTCCCACTTATGCACCAAGGTTTCGCCATCCATGTACTTCGTCATTAACTTAGCCGTAGGTGTTACCGGTTTGCGTCTTGTCGTAGCATTCACCCCAACAATCGGCACATTACGGCTTAGCAGAATTGTAATTATGTCAGGCGGGAATCTCATGTCACTGTCGATAAACAGGACAGCATCACAGCCTTCCTTTAACGCAACTTCTGCCAACTTCTCACGCTGGTCAAAGATCAAGGTTCCCGGCATTGTGTAAAGGCTTAGTCCACCTTTACCGTCCTTGCATCTAACGGAAGCATCGTGCGCTGCCATCTTCGCAAAGTCAAAAGCAAAACCTGTATGAACCTCATCCCGGCATGGTACACAAACACCAACTCTCATATTGTTCCTCGATACGTTTTCCAAGCAGCATTATCAGGATCGTTCAGCCATCTAGCAAATCCCACATCATCAACGATTGTAAAGCCCTTCATAATCCCTTTTTGGTTTAATACATCAATCACCGTAAAGGGTATTCTGGCTACATGGTGCAACTCATTGAGTCCACCTGTTCGTTGCTGATCGTAGAAAAGCTGTTGCTTATTGGCTTCTACTATCTCACTTACATCCTGTTTAGTCTCGATAACGATACCACCGTCACCGTCTTCGTATGCTGTCTGAGTCCGTATCGGATTACTCATAAATTCCTTAGTTGTAGGTAGCCCCCACCGTTAGGCAGGGGCTATTTGCTACTTAATTACAGCGAGAAGTCCAAGTCAGCCACGATGCCATGAGCAGCCTCGTTCTTGATCTCAAGAGTAACTTCAGCCAGAAGCTGAGTATTCTCGCTATCGCCAGTCTTAGCCAGATCATTAGTCTGGAAAGGACGCAGATATGCCAGAGCAGCGTACTCAGGATCAAGGATCAGAGCATCGCGGGTACGCATGAAACGGTTAGGAACAACCGACATAGTACCGAAGTCAGACATATAAACGTCAGCAGCACCGATAATGGTGGTAGGCGTATTCGATGGAGCCATGTAACGCTGTGCAGCGATACCAGCAAAAGTCGAAGTCTTCTGCTTACCAGCAGCGCCAACCATCAGAATCTTAGGCGAACCGCCAGAGACAAATACCTCTGCAACAACTTCTTTCAGCAGAGTCTCGGTGAAAGTACGCTGTGTACCGTCAGTACGAGTCGATACGCCGATAGTTGCAGGATCAGAACCACCCGAACCAACCGAGCTATTAGTCTTGATCCACGACAGCAGCGAACCCAGCTTACGGGCAGTTGTCGAAGTACCAGCCGAACGACCCTGATTAGCCAACAGGATGGTTTCCAGATCACGCTTGAGCTCAGAAGAAGCCTTAGCCAACTGATAAGCCTTTTCAGACTTACGACCAGCCTTGTTCACTGCATCCAGAGTACCGGAAACCTGAACAGTCTTCTGAACGATCTGTGTGTAGTTACCCAGACGAACGGTAGGAGACAGGGTTGCGGAGCTTGCATCAGCGCCTTCAACAGCAGCGTTAGCAGTGGTAGCAGCAGCCAGCGAGTCAGTCTGCCACTCGTGGTAAACAGCAGTAGCTTTAGTCTTGCCAATAGAAGACATGAAAGGTGTCTCAGTTGGCGAGATGTCATAGATGATGTCGGTCAAATCTTCGCGCTGACCAATAGCGCTGTGTGCGGTAAATGTTGCCATGATTAACTACTCCTATAAGAATTTCTCAAATGCTCTTGCGGCATCAGCGACCCTTCCAGATTGCTTTGCGCGCGCCTTTAACTTACGCAATTCCTCGCTCTGGCTATCACGAGGCTGAGAAACACCCGACTTAATTACCTTCGGAGCTTCACTAACCTTCTTCGTTATGCCCGGCTTTGCAGACTGTAACTTGTCGTACTGCATTGCCTTGTATAGCGTCAGAACTGCCCGCGAATCATAAACATTCGCTAATTCACCATCAGAGAAACCAGCCTTTAAGCCAAACTCCCGTAGCTGCTGCCTGATTGTTTCACCCTTCTGCGGATCAGCATACTCAGGAATTGCCTCTGCCAGCTTACGAGCTTCGGCCTGTACTACATGACCAAGCTGCTCCTGACGTTCCATTTCCTGCTGCTGTGCAATTCGCTGACGTTCGGCCTGAACTTGAGCTAATTGCTTTTCCCGCTGAGAGAGTTCTGCAACCTTAACAGCGTACCCAATAGGATCATTCTCTTTAAGGTAATCCAGATTCTCCTCTTGCGGCTGCTGGTTGAGCATCTGCTCTATAACCTGCAACCTGTCCGCATACTGATCTCGAAGTTGTCTAGCTTCATCGATACGCTGGCGCTCTGCTTCAACCGCCTTGCGCTCCTCAGCTACGGCTTGCGATTTCTTTGTATAGTCTGTGCCAAGTTGATAAGACTTGATTAGCTCGTCTAGGGTTACCTCACGTTCCTCACCAGCGGCTTTAACCCGGTATTTCGGAGGCTCCTCTTGCTCATCACTTCCATCATCTTGTTCTACCTCTGACTCGTCTGATTCATAAGATTCAGGCTCATCAGATTCGGCCTCGCTATCGTTGGCTTCGGTCTGTGCTTCAGGTTGTTCCGGTTCGGAGCCCTCGTCACTGCCCATAAGACCCAAAATAGCGTTAGCTGCACCACCTACAGTTAACTCCGCATTTCCCGATTCGGGAGTCGTGCCTTGAGTATCGCTCATATATCTTTCCTAAATTATATCGGGAACCGCCCGATTCGGGTTACAAAATCTTTAACCGCTTCTCATCTATGAGCTTCTGAGAAACAAGTCCCTCTAAGTAAGTCTCTATCAATTCCAATGCCCTAAGTTGCATATAAGCGTTCTCACGTACCTCTTTATCGTTCATATCGCTCATTGCAAACTTGTTAATCTCTACCGAGCGTAGTTCCTGCATCATCTCTTGGAACCACTCGTCTCGTAGCATATGTTCAGCCCATGCTGATTTATCCATTACATCACCTTGTTCAGGTTACCAAGCTCACGGATTGCCTTTAAGACAATATCGGCTTGCTTGTTACGGGATTCCTCATCAGCAATGTCCATAGCTAGAATCGCCTGAAGCTGTTTCACCGCAAGTTCTGCTTCCCTTAAACGCATATCCGCCGCATCGTTCTGCTGCTTCATCTGGAGTTCTATACCTTTACGGGTATATTCTGCCTCCAATGTCTGACGCTCCAGATCCAACTTAGCCGCATCAATCTGCGACTTAGCTTGTGTCTTCTCACGCTCTACCTGCATTAGCATCTGAGCCACTTCTGCCTGTGCATCTGGTGTTGGTGGCTGTGGCTGAGACAATGCAGCATTCTGCTCAGGACTAATCTCGTTAAGGAATACAGACGCATCCTTAAAGCCAGCAGCCTCAATCATACGAGCCAAGGTGTCACGGTACTGAGCCACACTAACCAATGGATTAGATGG